TTTTTAGGTTCTATAGCAACGTCTATTGTAACTAAAAAGAGAAATGAAAAAACAATAGAGCGAATGGTTTCAGAAAAATTAGCAAACAAACAATAACCCGAGAGCAACAAGCTCTCTATTTTTTTTTGTGTTTATGGAGGGAGTAGTGTAATATGAATGCAAAAATAGAAAATGCAATAAAATCTACAAAGAATTTTATGTGTAAACATAGTCCAGAAATACTTACTGGAATTGGGTTAGCTGGTATGGTAACAAGTACTGTATTGGCTGTAAAAGCAACCCCTAAGGCGTTAATATTAATAGATAATTATAAAAAGAAAAATAATATTGATACCTTAACATTTATAGAAACTACTAAAGTAGCTTGGAAACCATATATACCAGCTTGTGCTACAGGATTAGCATCTGCTATGTGTATAATTGGAGCTGCTAGGGTTAATTCAAAGCGTAATGCAGCTTTAACAGCGGCTTATGCTATTTCTGAAAGAACTTTATTACGTTATAGAGATAAAGTAATAGAGACTATTGGAGAAAATAAAGAAAAGAAAATAATGGATAAAATTTCTCAAGAAGATGTAGAAAATAATCCAGTATCTAAATCTCAAGTGATTATTACACCAAAAGGTAATACTTTATGTAGAGATGCTTATTCTGGTAGATATTTTAGGTCAGATATTGATCAAATAAGAAAAATAGTAAATGAATTAAATAGAACAATGACATATGATAATTATATTTCATTGGGCGAATATTATGATAAAATTGGACTAGATCACATTCAAAACGATAGTCGAATTGGATGGAATATTGATCATGGATTAATTGATCTAGACATAAGTGCATGCTTGGCTGAAAATGATGAGCCATGTATTGTTATTAATTTTGTAAATCCGCCAAAGGTTGACTTTGACAGATTTTTATAGATTCGCGTAAAATACGTGTACTATAATGAAGAATTATATTCTTCGATTATTATTCAAGGAGGAGGATTTTAGTATGAATAATGAAGAAATGATTACATCAATGAACGAGGGGGTTACTACTAACTCAAAAGGAGGAATCATTGCTAAAGTAGCAATCGGAGCTGTTGTGGCAGCAGGTGCTGTAGCTGGAGCAATATTCTTAAAGAAGAGAAGAAGTAACAACACAGAAGTTGATGAAACAGTTGTTGTAACTGAATCTGAAAAAGAAGAAAAATAATTGGAACGAATATGTTCTACGAAAGATTAGGAGTCAATTGATATTTGACTCTTTTTCTTTCTATTTAATTTTTTGAGAGGAGAAAATGTATGGACAACGAATACAAACCAAATTCTAATCGTTTTAAAGAAGAGAAGAAAGAGGAAATAAATAATAAACCAAAAGTTGAAAAAGTTGTTACAGGAGCTGTTATAACTAGAAAAAAAAGTGGGTTTAGAAAGCTTGCCGACGAATTTATATCTGACGATGCAAAAAGCATTAAATCATATGTGTTCGGAGAAGTGTTGATACCTGCTATAAAAAAAGCCATCTCAGATATTGTAACAGATGGTATAGATATAATATTATATGGTGAATCTAGAGGTGGTAGAAGAAGAAATACTGCTGATAGAGTTTCATATAGAAATTATTATGACACATATAATACACCACGTGGACCAAGAGATCCTGCGCCAAGTGTTAGAACAGGATATACTTATGATGATATTATTCTACATAGTAGAGGTGAAGCAGAAGATGTTTTATCTAGAATGGATGAATTAATTGATACATATGGTCTTGTACGTGTTGCTGATTTGTATGATCTAGTTGGAATAACTGGAAATTATACAGATAATAAATATGGATGGACTAATATACGTAATGCTGAAATAGTACGTGTTAGAGATGGGTATATGATAAAAATGCCTAGAGCTGTCCCAATAGATTAAAAAATAGGAGGAGTATTTAAAATGAAAAATAATATAGCGACTAAAGCTAGTAGATTAATAAGTACTGCTAGTTTAAAGTTAAAAAAACATTCTCCTGAGATATTAGTAGTTGCTGGTATTGCAGGAGCAGTTGTATCTACTGTTATGGCTTGTAAAGCTACATTAAAAGTGGATGAAATTATAAAAGAAAAAGAAGAAAAAATGAACGAAATTGAAACCTGCCTAAATGGTGAAGAATATGATTATAACGAAGAAGATAAAAAGAAAGATACAACAATTGTATATACACAAACAGGACTTAGATTATTAAAATTATATGGTCCTGCTTTAGGAATTGGTGTATTATCTATAACATCAATTTTAGCTGGTACACATATATTAAAGAAACGTAATGTTGCATTAGCAGCAGCATATACGGTTGTTGATAAAGGTTTCAAAAATTATAGAAAAAATGTTGTTGAACGTTTTGGTGAACAAGTAGACAAAGAACTTCGTTATAATATTAAAGCTCGCGAGATCGAGAAAGAAAGTACTGATAAAAATGGTAAAAAGAAAACCACTAAACAAATAGTACAAACGATTGATGGTGGAGAACTTATAAGTGAATATGCAAGATTCTTTGATGAATTATCTTCTGCATATGAAAAAGATTCAGAGTATAATCTAATGTTTTTAAGAAGACAACAAGATTATGCAAATGAGGTATTAAAATCCAAAGGATATTTATTCTTAAATGAAGTATATGATATGCTAGGTATACCAAGAACAAAGGCCGGTCAAATAGTTGGATGGATATATAATGAAAAGAATCCAATAGGAGATAATTATGTAGACTTCAATATTTATAATGGTAGTGAAGCATCACATTTATTTGTTAATGGATATGAACGTAGTATATTATTAGACTTTAACGTCGATGGTCCAATATTGGATTTAATTTAGAATAGGGGTGAAACTATGAAGAATGTATTGATATTTTTGTCTGGAGCTGCTATAGGTAGTGTAGTGACATGGAAATTAATTGAAAAGAAATACAAAGATTTAGCAGATGAAGAAATAGAATCTGTAAAAGAAACATTTAAAACTCGTGATGAAAGACCAACTGTTATAGGTATGGATATTGGTAAAGGTACAGACGTTAGTGAAGAAACTGAATTATTATATGCTAATGGTAAAATTGTAGAAATTGACGATGATGTAGTAAACTATAGTAAAATAGCTAGTGAGTATGAACCAACTACTGAAGAAGAAGCAGAAGATTTAGAAAATGCTACTGTGGAGGTAGAAGTTGGTAAAGAAGAAAAAGCTATAGAAATTATTCCACCAGAGGAATTTGGCGATATGGGATATCCTACAAAATCATGGACATATTATTCAGATTATATATTAGCTGATGAAAATGACGAAATAGTTACTGATCCAGAAAGTATTATTGGGGATGCTTTAGAACATTTTGGAGATTATGAAGAAGATTCTGTTTATGTTAGAAATGATAATACAGAATGTGAATATGAAATTCTGAAATATGCTACAACATATAGCAAAGCAGTAAGGAGATAACATGAACTATAATATTGATACGGTCAGAAGCGAGTACTTTAAATGGATCTATGATTTAATGTGCAAAGGAAGAGTGCATAAAGGCGTATCATATATTAAATTGTTTAAGTTTTTACATGAAACAGAATTTACATATTCATTATTTATGGATGAAAATAGAGCTTTCGATGGTCAAGATTTAAGGTACCGATTTGCCATGGAAGTTTATGATGATCCATCAATAGAGCTTTGTTTAAAAATAACAAACGATTCATGTAGTGTGCTTGAGATGCTTGCTGCTTTAGCAATAAGATGCGAAGAAACCATTATGGAAGATCAACGATATGGTAATCGTACAAGTCAATGGTTTTGGTCCATGTTAACCACCATGGGTGTAGCATTAATGACTGATGAAGCATTCGACGAAGAATATGTAGCTAATTGTGTGTATAGATTTTTGAATAGAGAGTATAAACCAGATGGAACTGGAGGTATATTCTATATTAGAAATTGTGAAGAAGACTTACGAGATATAGAAATATGGACTCAACTTTGCTGGTATTTAAATAAAATTAGTTAGGAGGAGTAAACATGATAGAAGTTGTTATAAAAAAAGAGAACACAGACGAACAAGTTTATGTAACTAGAACAAACAAGTATAATAAGCTCAAAATAGCGATAATAATTTTAGCTTTTTATACATTACATAAACGTTTATCTTATGATGAATCAGAAATTATAAAATTAAAGAAACTTGTTGAGGAGTTGAAGCCAAAGAAAGGAGCATAGTTGGGGTATGGTAGATTTTTTAATCATATCGACGAAACCTACAAAGAATGGTGTAGATATATATCCTAAATTTCGACTATATCCTAAATCTCAAGATCTAATGATTAGAGGAGGAGATTTTTATGCAATATGGAATGACGAATTAAAACTATGGTCTACAAATGAAGATGATGCTTTAGCAATAATTGATTCAGAATTATCTAAGTATGCAGAAGAATTTAAAATAGAACATCCAGATACACATGTTAATGTTTTATATACCTGGGATTCAACTTCTGGATCAATAGATGCTTGGCATAAATATTGTCAAAAACAAAAAAGAGACTCGTTTGAGATGCTTGATGAATCTATTATATTTTCTAATACAGAAACTACTAAAAAGGATTATGCTAGCAAAAGATTATCTTATCCTTTAGAAGAAGGTAGTATATCTGCTTATGAAAAAATAATATCCACTTTATATAGTCCAGAAGAAAGACATAAAATCGAGTGGGCTATAGGTTCTGTTGTTACGGGAGATTCTAAATTTATACAAAAATTTATAGTATTTTATGGTGCAGCAGGAACAGGTAAGTCAACAATATTAAATATTATTCAACAATTATTTGAAGGGTATTATTCGGTATTTGACGCTAAAGCTTTGGGTTCATCAAGTAATTCTTTTGCATTGGAATCTTTCAAATCTAATCCATTAGTAGCAATTCAACATGATGGAGATTTGTCTAGAATAGAAGACAATACTAGATTAAATAGTTTAGTATCTCACGAATTAATGACTGTAAATGAAAAATTTAAATCAACATATTCTAATAGATTTAAATGTATGTTATTTATGGGTACAAATAAACCAGTAAAGATAACAGATAGTCGTTCTGGTTTGATAAGACGATTAATTGATGTATCACCAACTGGTAACAAATTAGAATCAAGAGAATACAAACGTTTAGTTAAACAAGTTGAATTTGAGCTAGGTGCTATAGCATGGCATTGTAGAGAAGTGTATTTAGATAATCCATCAGCTTATGATCATTATATTCCAACATCAATGATGGGGGCATCTAATGATTTCTATAATTTCATGCTTGATTCTTATATAGTGTTTAAAAAAGAAAATGGTACAACATTAAAAGCAGCTTGGGAAATGTATAAACAATATTGTGAAGATGCTAAAGTTCAATATCCATTTTCTCAAAGAGTGTTCAAAGAAGAATTAAAAAATTATTTCAAAAATTATAACGATAGATTTAATTTCGAAGATGGATCTAGAGTTAGAAGTTATTATGAAGGATTTAAAATTGATATTTTCAATTCTGAAGAAAGAGCCAAACTATCAGAAGCTAGGGACGATTTATACATTATAGATTTTAAAGAGCAAGACTCTATATTTGATAAAGAATGTGGAGAATGTTTAGCTCAATATGCTTCCGTAAAAGAAACACCTAGCAAAAAATGGGATGATGTTAAGACGACTTTAAATGATATAAAAACGTCGAGAACACATTATGTAAAAATACCAGAAAACCATATCGTTATAGATTTTGATATTAAAGACGAGAATGGAGAAAAATCTCTAGAAAAAAATCTAGAAGAAGCAAGTAAATGGCCACCAACATATTCTGAGTTATCCAAAAGTGGTAGTGGTATACATTTACATTATATTTATAATGGAGATGTTACCAGATTAAGTAGAGTATATGCAGACAGTATAGAAATAAAAGTGTTTACAGGTAAAAGTTCTTTAAGAAGAAGATTAACTAAATGTAATAATTTACCTATACGAGTTATTAGTTCTGGATTACCGATGAAAGGAGAAAAGAAAATGGTTAGCGCCGATGTTATAAAGAGTGAAAAAGGGCTTAGACAAATGATAGAGCGTAATATGCAAAAAGAATTCCACCCAGGTACTAAGCCTAGTATAGATTTTATATACAAAATATTAGAGGATGCGTACGAACGTGGAATGAAATATGATGTATCAGATATGAAAAATGATATTTATGCTTTTGCTGCAAATAGCACAAACCAATCAGCATATTGCATTAAATTAGTTAACCAAATGCATTTTAAATCTGATGATACCTCTTTAGCTATAGATAGCAAATCTGATATTATTATATTTTATGATATTGAGGTGTTTCCAAACCTATTATTAATAAATTGGAAAAAACAAGGTGAAAATAATCCTATTGTTAGAATGATAAACCCTAGTCCAACAGATGTTGAAGAATTATTGCAATATCGTTTAGTTGGATTCAATTGTAGAAGATATGACAATCATATTATTTATGCAAGATTAATGGGTTATTCTAATGAACAATTATATAATCTTTCTCAAAGAATAATTAATGGAGAAAGAAATGCATTCTTTGGTGAAGCATACAATTTATCATATACTGATATTTATGATTTTGCTTCAGCTGGTAATAAGAAATCTTTAAAGAAATTAGAGATTGAAATGGGTATCCATCATAAAGAATTGGGATTACCTTGGGATCAACCAGTACCTGAAGAACAATGGACTGAAGTAGCTGAATATTGTGATAACGATGTTATTGCTACAGAGGCTGCTTGGAATTATTTACAAGCCGATTGGTTAGCTAGACAAATTCTAGCAGACTTGGCTGATATGACTGTTAATGACACTACAAATTCATTAACTACAAAAATCATATTTGATGGGAATAAGAAACCACAAGACAAATTCTGTTATCGTGATTTATCTAAACCTGTTACAGAAATAGCAGATGATGTATTAGAATTCTTAGAAGAAGCTTGTCCAGAAATGATGGCTCAAGCTCATGGACCTAAGAATTCACTTTTACCATATTTCCCAGGGTATAAATTTGAAAACGGAAAGTCAATTTATAGAGGGGAAGAAGTTGGAGAAGGTGGATATGTTTATGCTGAACCAGGAATGTATCAAAATGTAGCGTTACTTGATATTGCATCAATGCATCCACATAGTATTATAGCAGAATGTTTATTTGGACCAGAATTCACTAAACGATTCAGAGAAATCGTAGTTGGTCGTGTTGATATTAAACATGAAGCTTGGGAAGCAGTAAATAAAATTTTAAATGGTAAATTAACTCCATATATTCAAAAAGTAAAAGATGGTGAATTAACTTCTAAGAGTTTAGCAAATGCATTAAAGACTGCCATAAATTCTGTTTATGGTTTAACTTCTGCAAACTTTGATAATCCTTTTAGAGATATTAGAAATAAGGATAACATTGTTGCAAAACGTGGCGCTTTATTTATGATTGATCTAAAACATGAAGTTCAAGAAAGAGGATTTACTGTAGCACATATTAAAACAGATTCTATAAAGATACCTAATGCGACACCTGAAATAATTAAGTTCGTTATGGAATTTGGAGAAAAATATGGTTATACTTTTGAACATGAGGCTACATACGAAAGAATGTGTTTAGTTAATGATGCAGTATATGTTGCAAAATATGACGATGGAAGTTGGACTGCAACAGGAACACAATTTCAAGTACCTTATGTATTTAAAACTTTATTTAGTAAAGAACCTATTGAATTTGAAGATATGTGTGAAACAAAATCTGTTAAATCTGCTTTATATTTAGATATGAATGAAGAGCTACCAGATGTATCTAAAGAAGAAAAAGAATTAGCACAAGCAGAATTAAAATTTAAAAAGAATCTTATTACAGATGTTGAATTTGCTAATATATGTGATAATTTAAATCCTATAATAAATTCAGGACATGATTATCACTTTGTTGGAAAAGTAGGAAACTTCTGTCCTATATTACCTGGACACGGAGGAGGAATTCTTGTTAGAGAGCAAGATGGAAAATATTATTCAGCAACTGGTAGTAAAGGTTATCGATGGTTATTATCTGAATTGGTTAGAGGTAGTAACGAAGAATTTATAGACAAAAGTTACTATAACAATTTAGTAACGGAAGCAGTTCAAACTATATCTCAATATGGAGATTTTGAATGGTTTGTATCTACTGACAAATAATTTCGCGTAGATTTCATAGTATATAATGAAAGAAGGAGTGAAGTTTATGTTAGAATTATTTATGTGTATTGTGATTGGAATTATTCTAGGAGATGCTGTAAGCGGAATGGCAGACAGAATTGAAAAGAAAGCTAATCAAGATATAAAAGACATAACAAACGATAAGGAGTCTGAATAATATCAGGCTCTTTATATTTTTTTCAAAAATAATGTAGGAGGAAATAATTATATGAAAATTACAAATGATGGAAATATTTTACAAATTGAAAATGCAAGAATTATATTTAGAAACTTTGGAGGAGTAGCTAGCAAATTTAATCGCGAGGGCGATAGAAACTTTGCAGTTGTTATTCCAGATGAAGAAATAGCTCATCAGTTAGCAGACGAAGGATGGAACGTTAAAATTAAACCACCTAGAGATGAGGAAGAAGCACCTTTTATGTATCTACCAGTTAAAATTAAATTTAACAATCGTGGTCCAGCAGCTTATTTAGTTTCTGGTGAACAAGTAACTAGACTAGATGAAGATAGTATTGAAATGTTAGATGAAATTGATATTCAATCTGTTGATTTAGATGTTAGACCATATGATTGGGAAGTAAATGATAAAACTGGAAGAACTGCTTATCTACAAGCTATTAATGTGCATCAAAATATTGATAGATTTGGGGCTAGATATATTGCAGAAGAAAGGGAGGTAAAATAATGTTTGTTATAGTTACAACAAATGAAGATGATGAAAAAAAATATTTCAACATGTTAGCTGGTAATGGCATATATGTTGATGCTGATATTAAAAAAGCTGTTATATTTTCAACAGCAGCTATTGCGAGCAAACAAAAAGACGTATTAGATTCGTTTAATCCAGATGATACATTCGTTGTAAAAGAAATTGTATTACAGGATTTACAATCGTAATGCGTAAAAATAAAGTAGGGTTCGGTGTTGATTTAAAAGATAAAGTAATAGGAGTATATGTTATGAGAAAAGATGATTTTATTGATATGTGTAAGAGAATGGTTATGGAATATTGTAACCGATACGTAAGAATAAATGGGAATGTTTCAAGTATTACTATTAATGATATTTTTGTAGAAGAATATACCAACACCCGATATACAAAACAAGTAACAATGTCAACAGCATTAAAAAATAATGAAAAATATTGTATTGTTTTAAATCAAAAAACTAAAAAGATAGAATCTTATATAATGAAATACAATGAAGGATAACAATGTCTAAACAATTCTTATATGATTATCAAATGGATGCAGTAAAACGAATGAAGAATGGTTGTATCCTAAATGGAGGAGTTGGTTCTGGTAAATCTAGAACCGCTCTCTATTATTATTTTAAAGAACAAGGTGGTAGTATCGATCCTGATTATAAACCTATGAAGATAAGACCTAAAGATTTATATATTATTACTACTGCTAGGAAAAGAGACACCTTAGAATGGGAAGGAGAATTAAGTAACTTTTTATTATCGACAGATGATAAACAATTCAAAAGATATGGTAATAAAATAGTTATAGATAGCTGGAACAATATCAAAAAATACTCGGAGGTAAAAAATGCGTTTTTCATGTTCGACGAGCAACGAGTAGTTGGTTATGGAGCATGGACTAAAACTTTTTTAAAGATAACTAAAAGTAATGATTGGATATTATTATCAGCTACACCTGGAGATAATTGGACCGATTATATTCCAGTATTTATAGCTAATGGTTTTTATAAAAACAAAAGCGAATTTAGCAGAGAACACATAGTCTATTCTAGATTTACTAAATATCCGAAAATAGATAGATATGTAAATACTGGTAGACTGGTTAGATTAAGAAATAATATTCTAATTAATATGGATTTTAAAAGAGAGACCATAACCCATCACGAGGACGTGTATGTACGATATAACATAATAAAGTATAAAGATGTTATACGAAATCGATGGGATCCATATAAAGACCAACCAATAGAACAAGCTAGTAATCTATGTTATATTTTAAGAAGAGTGGTTAATGAGGATGATTCTAGACAAATAGCATTAGCTGAAATATTAGAAAAACATCCTAAAGTTATTATATTTTATAATTTTGATTACGAACTTGAAATATTAAGAGGTATGGCATATATTGTTGGTTTAGAAGACACTTATGAAATAGCAGAATGGAATGGTCATAAACATCAACCAATACCTAATAGTGATCATTGGGTTTATTTGGTTCAGTATACAGCAGGAGCTGAAGGATGGAATTGTATCACAACAGATACTATTATATTTTTCAGTCAAACCTATTCGTATAAAATATTAGCTCAAGCATGTGGGCGTATAGATAGATTAAATACCCCCTATACCGATTTATATTATTATCATATAAAAAGTAGGAGTGGTATTGATTTAGCTATATCTAAAGCTTTGAGTCAAAAGAAACAGTTTAATGAGACAAGATGGTTACAATCTCAGTATTGATATTTAAGGAGCGCATATATTTATAGTATCTGAGAAATCTAGAAAAGAAAGAGGTGAATAAAATGAGAGTTAGAATTAATAAAAACTCTAAAGATGACATTGATATTTATGTAGGTGATTATGTAAGAACCATAAATGGAATCGCTAAAGTGACTGATATAATCTGTGGTCAAGATGTTAAGTTTGATAATTTAAACATTTTTGATGGAGATGAAGATTTGTTAAGACATCATAATTATGATGGTATATCAGTTAATGACTATTATTTCTGGAATGCTTATGTTATAGGTAATCCAACGAATGATATTATGGACTTGATAGAAGTTGGTGATTATGTAAATGGTCGAAGAGTTAAACGAATCAATTGTGAATTAGAATACTTTGAAGAAAAATATGATGATATGCCAGAAACGGTGTATAATGGTTTAGAATTAGATCATGATGGTTCCGACAATTCATTTATATATTTCGATTATGAAATAGAGGATATCGTTACTAAAGAACAATTTGATTCTAGACGATATAAATATAATAGATAAGGAGTAAAAATTAAAATGATATTTGAAAAATTACGTAAAAGAGACAATCCATACGGAATGTGTTCATATTTTATTATTAAAAAAGAAGTCGAACATCAAGGGTTAGGAGGTAAAAAAGCATATTTACAATTTAAAGTTCCAATTAAAGAAATTATAGAGAAAGCAGAAGAAGGTAATTGGGCTTGTGGAAATTTTGTGGATAGACGAAGAGATTTGTTTGAATTAAAAACAGATCCGTTATTTAATCCAGAATTTTCTGGAGATCATATAGCATATATTGGTCCACACGATATGATATTTTATTATGTAAAAGCTTTTACTAGTCCTGAACATTTGAATGGGGCATCTGATTGGCTTGGATATGTGATAGCTAATGATGAAATTAAATCTAAACATTTAAAGGAGGATGATGTATAATGTATGAAATGACATGTAATATTAATCCTGACGCAAGAATGGTATTGGATTTAATTGGAATGGATCCAGATTTCTTATTAAAAGAATGCCGACTAAGAGATGTATACTTATCTAAAGATAGAACTCGAGTTGTTATATTTACTCGAATAGGAGGGGGCAACCGTGAAAATTATACCCCCGCTATTACGAAACTAAGGAATTATAAAGGTTATGTTATAGATTATGATGATGATTTTGATAGTACTTATGCTTCATTCGAGTATGATATTCCACCCGAGAAATTACCTAATGTAGTAGCTTTTTTAGCTAGCTCAGATACTACAACTGGGAGTGAAAAACTAAAACAATCTTTAGAAAAATTAGAAAAAGAACCTGAAGAGTTTTTGAAAGAACATCCAGCCTTTAAAGCTTTTATGGATGATTTTATTAAACAAATTCAGAAGTAAGGAGGATATATGCAAAACGCAGAACATTTTGTTGAATATGAAAAATATTGTGAGACTTGTATGTTTCGTGATTTAAAAAAAAATGAAAATGGCGACGAACCAGAACCATGTAATGAGTGTCTAACTTATCCGGTTAATACCGATTCAAGAAAACCAATTAAATATGTAAAAAAAGAAGAGAAGAAGAAAAAAGATGACTCTGATAGAACTACAGAAGAAAGTTAAAGATACTGAAGATCCTATTGAAGAAAGAGAACGAGAAGCAATAGATCAAATGGCTTTAGCTTTAGATGATTTGGATTTCTATAATAGGTATAATGTAGATAAAAAAGATACTTTTAAAAATAAAAAGAAAAATGTCGGGGATTTATTAATAGCTTTCGTTAATTACTGTAATGCAAATAAAATAGTAATAGAAGATACTATAGAAGTAAAAGATGGGAAATTATCAACAAAAGATGATTGATATTTTCAAAACTATAGGGGAAGGTTTTGTAACCTTTGTTATTTGGATAGCAGCTAATATAGTGTCTATCTTAACTTTATTGTTTGCGTTTGTTATTATGGTATTTATATTTTGTGGTGTTAAAATAGCACATATGACAGAAGAAGAGATTGAAAAATTTCTCGAGGAAGAGAAAAAGAAAAAAGAGAATAAAAAAGGAAATAAGGAGAAATAGTTTTATGAATAGTAAGTTAAGTTTCAAAGATCAAGTAAAATTAGAAAATGAAAGAATGAATTACAGAAAGAAGTGTCCGTGTGGGCATTCAGTAATAGTATTACCAACTGCAAAAAGTGGTAAAGATTATGTCATCTGTAATTGGTGTCATGGTAAAGTATTTAAAGATGATGAAAAACAAGAAAAATATAATCAAAAAGTAGAACGTGAGAACTTTAGATTAAGGATGTGGTCATTAATATGAAAGCAAAATACATCAAAAAAATAAGACAATTAGAAAAAGAATACGAAAAAGCGGTTAAAGAACATAAACCGATTAGAGCTAAGTGGATTAGTTTATTGATATTTACTTATACATTAATTAATGACAGAAAAGAAATCAAAGATAAATATTTTCCTAATTACAGAGGGGAATGGGAAAAACAAAACGTTCTATTAGATCGTCAACATAAACGTATTATGGATGAAGAAGCAGATATGCAAAAAATCTATGAAATGGTACATGATAAATGTTATAGAGAAAAAACAGACGATCATGTAAATAAATTAACTGTTGATGATATTATTGAAATAGATAAAATACTTAGCAAATATGTAAAGTAGTTATTGATATTTTCAGGGGGATTCGGTTGAATATTTAGTTTAGGGATATCGGTTGATATATGTTTGTACTTGCTTTATAAGATAGAATATAGGAGGATTATTATGAGAGTGGTAAAATTGAGTACATACGAAGCCGGAGAATTAGAAAGATATTTAAAAGATTATCTTAAAATGAGAGACTTCTACTATAAAAATAGAAAATCAAATGAAAGTAAATTTAACTCTTTAGAGTATGACAAAGAAAGAATCGATTTATTGATTAGAAGACTTAACGGCGAAGACTATAAAGAAGATTATTGGGTTCAAAGAACTGAATATAAAGAATCATTATATCCTAATGGAAAGGGTCTAGAAGACGATTTTGGTCTATTAGATTAGTGAATGGTATGACGTTATTTGAATTGTGGTATATAGGAATGATATTGTTGGTTTTAATTCAACAATGTATTATATTTTATTTAGTTCATAAAATTGATAATAAAAAAGAAAATTATACAATAAAAATAGTACATGATAACCAAGAATAGGAGGATAATATGAATTGGTTAGATATAATAATTATAATTGTAATAGCAATAATAACTCTTGGAGCTATGGGGCTTACTCTAATGGCTATCCAGGAACAGGAAACTGGAATGATTGGGGGAATATTTATTACTTGGTTAATATTAACAGGTGTTTGTATGTCGCCATTTCTTACAATAGACAAAGCATCTGGAACAACTATTGGGGAAATTACATCAGTGGACAGAAACTTTTTTGGAACACACGCTATTTATATTAAAACAAGTGAAACTGAACAAGAAAAATATTGTACAGAAAGTTTAGATGTTACAAAAATTGCTGTAAATAATATTGGCAAGAAAGTTAAAATTAAATATAATACTAGGGTTGGTTTATATTCTACAGGAGCATGTAGTGAAGCACCAGTTATAAAAATAGAACTAGTAGAGGAATAGTATAATGTTTAAAAAATATACTAATGAAGAAAAAGAAGTAAAAGAGAGATCTAAAAAATATAAATGTAACGGTTTATGTTATGGACCAGATGGAATGTGTCCAGCTGTCGAAACATGTGAAGCTACAAGAACACGTGAGTTTTTAGGAACAATATTTGCTATAGGGTGTTTTGTAGTTTTACCAGTTATGTTTATGTTGTTTTTATATTTTTATTTAAAATAAGGAGTAAATATGTATTGGAAATGGTTTAGAGATTTAACCAAACAATGGATAACATTATCTAAGACTGAATACGAACGATATAAAAATATGTATGACGAATTAGCATCTAAAGAAGGATGGTATGTTGAAAAAGTAGAAAATAACACTATCACATATAAAAGAATTAAAGGTTTTTGTTATTCGGTTGGTCCTGGTAATATGCAAGATCATTATGGGAGGCCTTTAATATGAGCAAAAATATAGATTTTGATAGATTAAAATATTCTTTAACAGGAGAATATGAAGAAGTAGTGTTAGAAAAACAATTAAAAGAAAAAGACAAAGAAATAGAAAGACTAAATAATATCATAAATATTACAAAAAATAATATAGAAATAACTATGCAAATAATAAAGGAACAACCAACAGATAATGATGAGTGGTTGTTAGAAAGATTAAATGGAATAAATAACATACTCAAAGGAAGTGATAAAGAGTGAGTAAAGATAAAATAGAAGTAAATATGAATGTTTATGATATACCAATATTAGTTGAAGTATTAGAAAAAGCAAATAAAGAAATAAAAAGACTAAATAATATCATAAATGAACTAGAAAAATATATAAATGAAGAATATATTTATGATGAATTAGGAATGAAAATATTTGATGCAAGTGAATTACAGGATAAATTACAAGAACTAAAAGGAAGTGATAAAGAGTGAGTGAAGAAAGATTACAAGAAATAAAAGATAGTATAAGTTTACAATATAAAGTTCAAGAAGCAAATGATTTGAATAACTTTAATATATTTACTGATGAAGAACAAGAATTAGTAGAAGAAATAGAAAGACTAAATAATATCATAAAAGAAGTAAGAGATTTTGTTGAAAGTATGGAATATTGTGGTCAAGAAGATTATTTCTATGATTTAAAAACACAAGACC